ATCCTCTCTTACAAAAGAAGGAAGTTGATTCTCTACTACGTTTTTAACCGTTACTCTTTTAGAATCTGTTGATATCATTTTTTATCTTATTAAAGTTCCATTTGTATAACTTGAAGAAACTACATAATTAGTTCCTGAAATATCGTATCCAGATGAAATTCTATCTGGCTTAATATTGATGTTTGTCTTATTGATGTCCAGTTGCAAATATAAATCTTGCAACCCAATTACATCATTTGAATATGGCGATGTGGATATTTCAATAATCGGTGTTCCTTTATTAATAACTGTATTAGTTATATTGATTGGAGAAAGCAATATTTCTCCTCTAGTGTAATTAATTGTGCCAATTGATTTTCTCACAATTAATGGCTGATTTGGAGAATCTAATTTAAATAAAAATATTTTTCCAGTCTCCATATTTGAATCTGGAATATCTGAAATATAAACAGTTCCAATAATACCACTTGCGGAGAATCCAGAAGACTTAATATTATATCCATTTTCACTCTTAATGTGGAATCTATTTCCAAAACATATTTCATATGATGCAAAAGTATTCAAAGAGGCTTTTAAATCTCTTCTAATTATAATATTCGTAATATTTGATGTAATAGCATTATTGCTATCGTCAATAATTTTTAAAAATTTACTATATTTAAATCTTGCGCCAAATTTATTTAATTCTGAAGATTTTGCATATTTTTGAATATTCGATGAAACGATTGTACCTAAAGAGTCTACTGAAGATGCAAAATTTGTATTATAATATGCGTTAACAGTTGGTTCAATATAAAGATATTTAAGATCAATAATTTCTGCAGTAATTCCAGCAATTGAATATTTTTTTATTTCTTTTTTAATATTATCTTTAATTAAATTTGATAGATATGCACCATTGGATGGTTTAATACTTATAAAAACTTTTCCAAATTTTGGAGGATTTAATTCTTCACCACCAAACACCGAAATAGATTGAGTTTCTGGATAAATTGTAGGAATAATTGCTTCATAATCATTTGAAGTAACTGCTCTATTCTGAGCTGAATATATTTTTGGAGCATATTTTTTGATTGAGTCAACACTTTCAATATTCGAACCAGACGCCGATGCGTTAGTAGTTACTAATAAAGATATTCCAGAATCAATCGAATATCCGGTTCTTGTTGCAATTAATTTTCCTGCAAATGAAAATTGAAATATTCCATTTGCACTTTCTCCTTTTGATACTAAGTAAGATACTTCAATATAGTTTGGCGATTGCAATTTAATTCCAAAGTTTCCATCACCAAAAATTAACTCATATCTTTCATCTTCAATCTCCTGAGTAAAGAAAATTGGAGATTCTGGTGTAATATCAAATAAACTATTTGCCTGGACAAACTTTCTTTGTATGTTTGCAAAACTATTTGGTTTTACATTCACACTTATTGTAGACGTATCAATTTGAGAATTTGGTAAAATGAATCTTTGATTTGGATCGAAAGAATCTACAGTAAAATCTGTTGTTAGATATGTTCCCTCATATACGTCAATATTATCAAAAGATGCAATATCATCAATTACTACAACTGTAATATCATCTAAAATTGAAAATGTATAACTTTCATTTGAAAATGATGATGATGTGCAAACTATTCCTTTATGTAATGTAATTGTGTCTGGTTTTGTGCCTTCTGCATATCCAGAAACATCAACAAAGAATGAAATATTTGCTTTGGCAGATTTTTTTGATTTTGGAACGTACCCAATATTACGCGCAAGAGAGACTACATTTTCTCTGAGAGTTGCACTATCAATGAATACCTCATTCGATACCATATTGGCATTGTATGATGTAATATAAGTGTTATACGCTAATATATCAATGATTGTAGAAAGATTAGATCCTTCAAAATCATAATCCGTAAAATTCGAATTAAATCTCAAATAATCTTTAATTGAAGTCTTTATCTGATCGAAATCTAGATTTGCAAAATTTACTAATGGCATTATCGTGTTGGTTGTAATGCGAATGATAGTTGTTGTGGTTGTGTGTCAATTCCAACAATATAGTATCTAATAGTTATATTAAATTCTAAATTGTCATAATCTGGAGAAACATCAACACCAATTAAATTAACTCTTGGCTCATAATTTTCAATAGTGTTCGAAACTTCATCTTTTATTGCAGAAGCAGTAATAACATCAATTGATTCAAATAATAATCTATTTACACCAGAACCTAATGAATTGTTAAAAAATCTTTCACCTTTCTCCGTCAATACCAAATTTCGAATAGAGCGAGCAATTGCATTTTCATTTTTAAGCACAATAATGTCATAGGTTAATGGATTAACCTGAAAGGAAGCACTAATATCTTTAAATGACTTACTAACTCTCTCTAATGGCATTTAAATATTAGTTTTCTTTCTATTTATTCACTAAAATTCGGTTAATGGAATTGGTTCAGTACCATATTCCCAATCATCATAGTCATCATCATTGCGAATTTTTTCATGAAGTTCATTTTGCACCACAAAATCGTGTTTTTTGGGAGTTAAATCGTCATTATTGATTTCACGAAGCATTTTTGATGGAGTTTTTGTATAGTCAGTGATTAATTTTTCGGTTCCCCACATCTCTCTCATATATTTTTTGTCTCTATCTGAAGGTTTTCCCATTTTTTTGCTCCTGATTGGTTGAAAATCAGAACTTTTAAAGGGGTTACTATCCCTTTTGAATCAAATCATAGTCATCTTGAAGAATTTCTCTTAGATATTCTTCGTCCCAGTTATCATAATAGTCAGTTTTTGCCAATTTTTTTCGAAATTCACGCAATTCTTCTTTTGGTTGAGCTAGAATTAAATTATAAAGTCCATTGTTGGTCTTTATATCTTTTATGTAGGTATCATAAGAGGCACAATCCTCAAAAAATTTCCATTCATCGTACCTTTCATTGTAAATTTGCACCCATCTCTGAACCTCTGGAATGTCAAATGAGTCCTCAATGACATATATTATCACCTGATACCCTTCAACAGGCACGATGGCGCTCGCAGCGCACTCTACAATCAGATATCTTGCCTTTGCTGCAAATGGACAGATAGAAAAATTACCTAATTCCTTTCTTACCTTTGATACTTCTTTGATCCATTTGCGAACGTTTCTTTCGACCTCAGATTCTTTCATTGGATTGGTTCTTTCTATTGGGTATTCTTCAAGCGAGAAGCGGCGGAGCGCGGTTATAAGTATAATCCTACTTAAGTACTTATCATAAAAAAGCACTCAGAGAAACTCTGAATGCCTTGAGAGATTATTTACCCTGCCCTCGGGATGGTTTTCGTGCCTTGTTTCTGCTAGTTGCAGTATACTTTGTATGCTTTCCATCACCCTGTCGAGTATTCTTTGGATGAGAAGCAATACCTTCTGAACCACTCAGTGATTTTTGATTTGCTGCCATAGTTAAATTTCCTCTATTTCAATTTCATTTGGATCGATATCTTCTCCGGAATAGAATTGTTCGGAGAAGTCTTGAAGAATCTCACCACATTCTTCTGCAGTGAGATTTGTATAAATTTTACGTCCCTTATAAAGTACGTTAAATTTTTGCATCAGATAATACGAGTCTTTTCGTGTCCAACTCGAATACGCGGATCGCACCAGGTTACCATACCTGCTGCTTTTGCATCAAGACAGAATGAAACATCTTCGCCACACATATCTTGTACAGCACCAGAATTAAAGACTTGCATCTTCGGCGCAAACCAAGGATATTCAAGATTTTCAAATACTCCCTTCTTAATCAATACCCAACCAAAACCAGTATAATCAACTGTGAATGGCTTACGACGCTTGGAGATAGATTCTACGGTTTCGTGATTCATCACACCACCATTCTTACGGAAGTCATCTTCTTCCAACCAGTGAGCAACGGAAGTTGTGTGCCCATCTTCAGTGGCATACCAACCAGCAACAATCTCACGTTCCGTACCATCCTCTGAGAGAGCAAGATCACAAAGTTGCCAGAACTTCTGAGAATCAAAGACAATATCCGAGTCAATCCAAAGTTGATAATCATATTCAAGCTTTCCGTCCCATGGAATTTGATTTGGGCCGCGCAGTACATTTGCACCCAAACACTTACAACGGGCGAAATTCACCATGGAAGAATAATCTTGAGAGATTTGAATACTCATTCCATTTTGAACTAAATCAAAGCAAAGTTGAACAAATGCTTTGAGAAAAATATAAGAGCAACCTCTACCGGGAAGACAAAATACTATTGACTTTCCCTTCATCCGTTCTTTGATTGCATCATAATCCCACTCTTCGGTGGATTTTTGTGGTGCCACAGTTTTAACAGTAAATCCTTTTGCCATAAGTTTAAAGTAACTTCGATTCAATTTTAACAGTTTATATAGTAATTGTCAACTATTAGTGAGAAGAATTTATAGAAACTTCTTTATTGACAATCAGTTCCTCGTAGGATAGATCTTCGGTAGTATAGTCAGTCTTCATGAGTCCTACCATATTCTGAATAGTGCTCCAGGTGGTGATGAACTCTTCTTCTTTGATAGAATGAAATAGACATCTATCCTTTGCGTATATGTGGTATATTTTTTCTTTGTGGGTATTGGGCATTTTTTTCTGGGCAAAATTTTTTTGTTGCAAATTATTTCACAACTGCATTATATATGAGAGCAAATAAAATACCCAGAGGCACAAAAACTATTCGTGGATATCGTATACACCAACCGGCAAGAACAACCTTCCAGAAGTTCCAGTATGGTGTTCTTCTATGAGAGTGTGTGAGCATTTTTTTCTGTGAGAAATTTTTTAAAGAGCGTGATATTTAGAGGTCGAATTGTCACCTCTGTAGGTTAGGGTAGTTTGCCTTTTTTAAAACCGGCGCATCGCCCGCCATAAACAATTAACAACAAATAATAATAACTGCTAATTACTGTCAAACAGCACTGTTTAATTCTTTACATTTAACTAAGTATAAAGTATTAACCACGAATACGATTGCACGGTAATACGAATACGAACTCACTGTTTAATACTAATACACTGTGAGTTCTTTATACAATCAACGAAAAGTGCGTCCCTCACTGTCACGCAAGAGACGCACCGGTTGACTATACTTTACGCTGCCACTTCCCCCAGAGTAGAAATACCAAGAATAGACTCAATCAGTGGCGACTCGATATAATCGAAACCACTCACATTATCAGCAACGATTGCATCGAGAATGCTCAAGATTTCTGCGCCAGTGTTACCTTGAGCCAGAAGTGAAAGCATTACAGACTTGGACATAAGAGTGTTAGTTAGTGTGTGAACAGTGAGTGTCTATTAGAGGGCGCATCTCATTCCCTTGGTGTTATCCCAGACGCATAGAGGAGAAGAAAGGAACAACTGTTAATTTACCGTTGCCAGT